CTCCGCCTGTCGGGGTGCATACCTTCCTTGGCTGGGATGACCAGTACGGCAAGGACTACACCGAGCGCGACGACGTATCTAACACACTAAACGAAGATTAACAATGATCGACTTCCTCAAATCAATCGGCATCAACCTCGGCCTGACCATCGCTGGCTTCTTCGGCGCACTACTGCTCGCGCCAAAGATGAAGAACTGGAAAATGCAGCTGATCGCCGTCCTTTCAGGCACGTTATCCGCAACCTACATCGCGCCTGTGATCATCGGCATCCTGAACATTAAAGCGCCGAACATCGAGTACGGCCTCGCCTTCATCGTCGGCTTTTCAGGCGTCAAGATCACGGAGGTACTGGAAGTGCGCATCATGAAGCTGCTGAAGTCAACACCAAACCAATAGTATGAATATAACCCGACACGCAGCGAATGTTCACACCTTCGACTGCGAAGGGAGGGAGGCGGAGTTTCTGCTGGTGAGCGACCTGCACTGGGACAACCCGAAGTGTGATCGCGACCTGCTAAAGAGCCACCTCGACGAAGCCGTGCGCAGAGGCGCAAAGATCATCATGAACGGCGACACGTTCTGCCTGATGCAGGGGCGCGGAGATCCACGTAGGGGCAAGGATGAAATCAGACCGGAACACAACCAGGGCAACTACCTGCAAGCTGTCGTAAACGACGCGGTGCAGTGGTTCAAGCCATACGCCAAACACATCGCGCTGATTGGCTATGGCAACCACGAAACAAGCGTGATCCGCCATGTCGAGTTCGACGCCTTGCAGATGTTCGTCACGCTGCTAAACCACGAGTGCGGCACTGACGTTCAGCTTGGCGGCTACGGCGGCGCAATCCTGTTCGGTTTCACGCATAGTCCTAAAGCGAACCACCGGACGCGCTTTGCAATGCATTACTACCACGGATCAGGCGGAGGTGGACCAGTGACCAAGGGCATCATTCAGGATCAGCGGATCATGGCGATGGTTGAAGGCTACGACTGCACGTGGCAGGGTCACGTTCACGAGTTGTACCACCACATCAACGTCATCACATACCTCAACCGCAACGACTACATAATTAAACAACGGCCTCTGCATCAGATACGCACGGCGACATACAAGGAGGAATACGATGGCGGCGTTGGAGGCTTCCACGTTGAGCGAGGCAGGCCGCCGAAGCCGCTCGGTGGATACTGGATGAAGCTGAAGCTAATTCATCTGAACACCAAGAAAATGGACACCCGCGTCATTGATGCGACGTTTACGACGACAAGCACCCGATAGGGTGTAAAGTGGTAGGAGGTGCATTGATTCGTACCTGATGGGGTGCAAAATGAAGGCGAATGATATTTAATTTTGTGACCTAATCAGGCATCATGCGAAACATCAAATACCTCGTCGTCCACTGCACCGCGACACCGCACTCAACTACAATCGATTCGATCCAGAACTACTGGCGTACCAATCTAAAGTGGAAGTCACCAGGATACCACAAGGTCATCAAACCCAACGGAGAGGTCATCACGCTCGCACCCGATGACACCGTGTGCAACGGCGTGGCCGGTTACAATTCGGTGAGCCTCCATATCAGCTACATCGGCGGCGTTGACAGCCGAGGCAACCCTGTTGACAATCGCACGCAAGGCCAAAAAGACGCACTCTCACAGGCGTTGCATGAGTGGCGATCTAAGTACCCATCCGCCAAGATCCTCGGCCATCGTGACTTCCCCAAGGTAGCCAAAGCCTGTCCCTCGTTCAATGCGACACAGGAATATGCTCACATCTAATGATGTGTCTTATAATGTGCGGAAATAGCATTTTTAGTGTTTCTTATGACACATTATAAACGTTGCGCGATATACTGCCTGCTGCTTTTTGGCTGCTGCCGAAAACCTGCGGAGGTGATCCGCACGAGCGCCATCGTCCACACTGACCGGCAAGTCGTGACCGCTGGCAGCTTGACGGAGTTGACGATTCCCGACCTCTGCGACAGCGCCGGGATGATACGCCGATTCACTTTGCGCGACAGTGCTAAAACAAGCGTTCTAAGCGTCGCGAATTCAGGCAGTGGCATTGTCATCCGTCTGCGCAGAGATACGGTCGTAGAACGCTTAATAATGCGCGATACAACAATCGTAGAGCGCACCGTTGTAGTTCAGCCGAAGAAGCGCAAAAGCAGGTGGCCGATACTGCTTGTCGGGGCGATTTTGGGACTGCTGGCGAGCGTCGTTTTGTTCGCTCGGTTGAGGTAAAAAATAAAATTTCAAAAAAGTTAAAAAATATTTTCAAAAAAGTATACAACATATATATATATGTATGTATATTTGCATATACCAAAACGGAAAAAAACACATACCATGGAAACAACACAAATTATCGAAATCAAAAGACTCTTTAATCTTGCTGAGGATGCATTGGCAAAAGTCGAATTCAACCACAATGGAACAAAAGTATTGAATCCAGCCCAACAAGGCGTTTACACGCGCTACTGCGGTAGGGCGTTTAAGTTGAAAGGAGATTTAACCTACCGTGAGATGGCTGCGATACACAGAGAAGTTATCGACGAAAGACGCTAAATAGCATACTAACCCACCAAGGGGCGCGACTTGTCAACGCGCATCTTTAACCCTCTAAACCCAAACCCAATGAACATCATCGAATCAACCCCCATCAACCTCGGCAATGACGATTGTGACATCGTGAACGCCTTTATTTACAAGCAGAATGGCACGCTTCACCTGCACATCGACTACCCAACATCTGACCGCATTACCAATGAGTTTGAGCATAGCGACATTGACGCGCTGTGGGAGTGCCAATACCCTGAATGGAATGACCTTCTTTTTTCAACTATCTAAACCCAGCACAATGCAACACGACATCATCGAATCAACGCCCATCACGCTTGACAATGGCAAGGTGGTGGATGCGTACATCCACAAGCAACCCAGCGGAATGTACGCGCTTCACGTCAACTACATCTTTGAAGCCAACAGCAATTCAACCCGAACAAAGCAGATTGCCGAAGCAGTGTGGCGCAAGCAACACCGCGACTGGTTCCGATTCATCCGCTTTCAACGCTCATCAACACCTCTACCAATGCCAACCTTAAACCCAACCAAACCATGAACTTCATCCCTGCATACCTCTACGCGTGGCATCGCCACATCCGCTACATGCTGGAACGAACCGCAACGCCTTCATCCAGCGAAACCAAAAGGCCGCTGACGTTCAACTACGAACTTTACGGCCGCTACCTTCAAGCACGTCAAAACCTTCTAAACCAAAATTAACTATGCAACAAGCACCAACCCTTTGGGATCGCATGAGCGCCGAAGACCGCGCAGCCATAGAAAGCTACGAACACGTACACAGCAGGGATTTTTGCATCGACTTCCTCCAGCGCAAACAGTTTTACACATTCTGCACCTATATCGAAGTACACACCCTGCTAATAGTCCTGGGCAAAGACCGCACCCTGTCTAACTTCCAAAACCTATTCTACTAATGGCCAACCTACTCCTGATCCTCCCATTCGTGCTATCCATGGTCTACATGATGGCTGACTTCCACGACCGCTGGTGGTGGTACATATCATTCTGCGCACTGCCTATTATTTATTTATGTATATTTGCGTACCTAAAAAAAACCAATGAACTCAACAAAGAAGATGACACCGACACTTTCTAACCAGTCCAAAATGCAACTTACTTCCGTCTACTGCGAGGCTGACACCCTCACCCTATGCCGGGCGCGATTTGGCAGCATCCGCGCCGCGTTGAACTTCGCTGCAAATCAACCAACTAAACAAACCAAAAATGCACCAATTCAAGACGACCAACATTAAAGGCAAACCCTATGTCGAAGTAGTCGAGCGCCTCAAATACTTCCGCGCCAACTTCGCCGATCATTGCCTCACCACCGAAGTCGTGCAGCTGACACCTGACTTCTGCGTCCTCAACGCGATTATCACCGATCCTAATGGCCGCATCGTCGCCAGCGGAATGGCGCAGGAGGACCGCACCAGCAGCGCGATC